ATAGTACCAAATTCTTCAATCAATTGTTCCACTAATTGCTTCTTTTCATTTGTTAGGTTCATCTTATTCTCCTTTATTAAAATTAAGCAATTAAATCCATAAATCTGCTTAATTTTAATAAAGGAGAATAAGATGAACCTAACAAATGAAAAGAAGCAATTAGTGGAACAATTGATTGAAGAATTTGGTACTATTGTTACCAGAAAACAAGTTGAGAAGTTCACTAAAGAAAGAGGACTTCCTCGCCCACGTTGGCTTTATAATAATAAAGACTACAGAGAAGCAAGAGCAACTTATTCTTTACAGAAAGTTCTGGATGCTACAGGTTCAAGCGAGGTTGCACCAGAAGAAACGGAAGTAGCTGTTGATGCTGCTGTAGCCGCTGCTGCTACAGAGACCACAGAAGCTACTCCTGCTACTGTAGATGCTTAATTGCAACACTATGAACAATGGGTTGCTTTTGTAACCCATTGTTATTTTTGAATAATAAAAATGGATTCAGTAAAGAATTCAATTAGTTGAAAGTTTGACATTTGATTTGGTATTTGATATAATAGTATTATAAGAACAATTCACTATATTATGGAGATTAGTTATGGTTAATAAGATAACATTGAACGAAAAAGAATTACTTACAGAGCTGGTAGATCAGTTTGGCAAGTCTGTAACACGTTCTGAACTAGTTGAATACTGTGATGGTAAAAACTATGTTCTACCACGTTGGTTGATGAAAGATCAAAATCGCCGACTTGAGCGTGGAGTATATTCGCTTGAAACTGCTACAAAGAAAAAAGAGACAAAGAAAGCAACTAAACCAAAAGCTGTTGTTGCAGCAAAAACAACTTCAGGACTTGAGTCTCTTGATGGAGTTAAAGAAGATCTGGTTCCAGATGTCAATAAATTATATGTTCCGTTCGGACACTTCAAAGATGTAAAATCAGTAGTTGAAGCCAAGATGTTTTATCCGGTGTTTGTTACTGGTCTTTCTGGTAATGGAAAAACATTTATGATTGAACAGATTTGTGCAAAGCTTAAACGTGAATGTTTCAGAGTTAATATAACTGGAGAAACTGATGAGGACGATCTTCTCGGTGGTTTCAGACTTATTAACGGAGAAACTAAGTGGTTTGATGGACCTGTTGTTAGAGCTATGAAACGTGGTGGTGTTCTACTACTTGATGAGGTAGATCTTGCAACTCCAAAGATTATGTGTTTGCAGCCTATACTTGAGGGTAAAGGTGTACTACTCAAAAAGATTAATAAGTTTATTAAGCCTGCTGAAGGGTTTAACATCATAGCAACTGCAAACACTAAGGGTAAAGGTTCAGAAGATGGACAATTCATTGGAACACAGATTCTTAATGAAGCTTTTCTTGAGCGTTTCCCTTTGACATTTGAGCAAAAGTATCCAACAGCTAAAACAGAAACTAAGATTCTTGGTGGAATCTTTTCTGCTGGAAACTATGATAAGACTGAAACTGATGAGTTCACCGATCATCTTATCAAATGGGCACAGCAAATTAGAAAGACTTATGATGATGATGGCTGTACAGAGATTATTACTACTCGCCGTCTATGTCATATTGCAAATGCATTCTTGATCTTTGGAGATCGAAAGAAGTCTGTTAAGATGTGTGTGGCTAGATTTGATCAAGAAACACAATCTGAATTCATGCGTTTATATGATTCACTAGACCCTGTTTATATAAGAGAACAGGAAGAAAAGAAGAAAGCAGAACAAGAGGAGCTTGATAAACTTGCAAAAGAGCAAGATGTCAATTTGAGTTCGATATTCTCAACAACTGCATAAATTTTCGTTCTTATTGACCATAACTTTAGACTCTGGCAGAGCAATTTGTCAGAGTCTTTTTGTGTATATGACTGATAGATAATATCTCAACCAAGACAATCCTAAGCTGTCCTAAGCTATGTTTTGTGTAGTGTTATAGCACACTTACTTTTTTAATTGACAAATATTTAATCTGTGATATAATAATAGCATTTGAATACAAACTATTAATAGGAGTTATTATGTCAAAGAAACAATCACAGAGAGGACGTATATTTGACGTTCTTGTGAAAGGTAGAGATCTCACAGAGTCAGTTGCTAATCGACTCGGTATTCCATTTACAACTGTATCCAAGCGTGTTCATGATCTAAGAAGTGAAGGTTGGAGAATTTACACCGATAAGAAAACTTTGAAGGGTGGTCCAAATCGTGGAAAGACAGTTACCGTATATAGACTTGACAAGAGACAGCAAGTATAATATCATTATATGTAAGTGATGGGCGCAATGCGCCCAAGTTTTATAATATGGAGCGTTAAATGAAATTATCTAAAGAAACTATTTCTATTTTGAAAAATTTCTCGGAGATAAACGGTGCTATTGAATTTAAGCCTGGTAATAAACTTAGAACTGTTCATCCGAGAAAGATTGTTTTAGCCGAAGCAAATGTAACTGAAAAGTTTCCTGTTGACTTTGCAGTATATGAACTTAAGCGTTTTTTAAACGTATATGATTTACTAGAAAATCCAGAATTCGATTTCAATGAAGAGATTGTGAAGATTACAGACGGAAATAAAGTTGTTGATTATCGTTCTTGTGATCCGACATCAATTACATTACCACCAAAGAAGTCTCTAAAAGATGATGGTGAGATTATTAGTTTTGATTTTGAAGAAGCTGATTGGAAATCAGTTGAGGGTATGTGTGGAGTTCTATGCTTGCCTGAGATTGGGGTAGTCGGCGATGGAAAGAAAGTAACACTTCAAGCATTAGATTCCAATAACACATCAAAAGATAACTTTGTTGTTGATTTGAATATTGATACAGATAAGACATTCAAATATACATTTAAAGTTGACAATCTTCAACTGCTTCCCGGTTCTTATAATATTGTTATTACGCCGAATCATGGAGTATTTACAAATAAGAATATTGATCTGAAATATTGGGTAGCTCTTGAGTTCTCAAGCGACAGATAATGAATACAGAAACAGATAATTTCTTTGAGGACAAGGAAGTCCAAGAAGCGATGGATAAAATCGATCAAGCTGCTGAGTATCAGAAGGAATTGAAAACTGTTAAGAACAAAACTTCACAGAATGAGTTGAAGAAAAAAATAGAAGAATTAGAAGAAGAAGCCGAGGAGATATTAGATGCAAAGCAAACAAGACAAGATAGAGATGCTTCCAGTGAAAATGAATAAAGAACTGGATGAGTTTTTATCAAATGAAAAGAATCGTAAGCTTGTTTATGAAAAGCTTAGTTCCAAGATGAGACTACTTGTTGATCCAGAGCGATATGCCACGGAAGCAATTGTAGTGATAGAAGATCAATTAACAAGAGTTAAAAGTCCTAAACGTAAAGCAAAGCTTGAGAATAAGCTTTCTCAGTGGAAGAAAACAATTGAAGTTTTGAATGAGGAGAAAGAAGATGGGCGAGAATAAGAAAGATGATGTAACATTTGAACAAGCTGTGTACGAGCTTGTAGAAAAGATTTATGTTTCACTGGATAATCTAAAATTTAATTTACATTTAAACACAGTTGCACAAATATTTGCTGCACTACTTGATAGGGGTGAAGAACCTGCGGTAGCAATTAATAAAGCAATTGAGATTCGTAATGCAATTGAAGATGCAAATAGAGCTTCCATTTCAGCACAAATGATTACTAAAGAGGAAGAAGATGTATAGAGATGATCATACAATTTGGGTAGAAAAGTATCGTCCACGAAAAGTTGATGATTGTGTTCTGCCGAAGCACATTAAGAATGTGTTTAAAGGTATTTTGCGTGATGGTAATATACCAAATATGCTATTGTCTGGACCTGCTGGTTCGGGAAAAACAACAGTAGCAAAAGCATTGTGCCATGAGCTTGAGTATGAGTTTCTATTTCTTAATGCATCAAAAGATCGTGGCATTGATGTTATTCGCCATGATGTTGTTCAATTTGCATCTGCCAAATCTTTAGATTCAAAGCGCAAAGCTATTATATTTGATGAGGCTGATTATTTGACACCAGAAGCACAAACAGCATTGCGTGGAACCATAGAAGAATTCGCTGGTAATTGTTGTTTTATTTTTACTTGTAACTATAAGAATAAAATTATTGATGCATTAAAATCAAGAACTTCAATTATTGAATTCCGAATCAATAAAGAATCTAAGAAAGATGTTCTAACTTCTTTGTATAAGCGGATTACTTATATATTAGATCAAGAAAGTATAACTTATAATAAAGAAGTATTGCCTAGAGTTATTGTAAAATATTTCCCAGACTTTAGACGTATTATTAATGAACTTCAATCATACTCAAGAGCAAGCGGAGCTATAGATGAAGGAATTTTAAGTGTTGAGAATGAACTTGATATGCAATTTCTGTATAGTGGCTTAAAGAATAAGAAGTTTCAAGATGTTCGACAATGGGTTGTATCAGCATTGGATAATGATCAAACAGTGATTTATAATAAGTTGTATCAATCATTTTATGATAATCTTGATAAATCTTCTATACCGCAAGCAATTGTTTTGTTGGCAGATTATCAGTATAAGTCTGCATTCTCAGCCGATCCAGAGCCTTGTTTGTTGGCTTGTTTAGTTGAACTTATGGTAGAGTGTAAATTTCAATAATGAAAACTGATTTATTTGGAGAAGAAATACCAGAAGATGAAGTTGTTGAAGAAGAAGCAAAGATAACTAAGATACCAATATTTGATTTCTTGAATGATGTGTATCACAAGAAAGAACATATGGATTTTGATGAACTTTGTGAGAAATCATATTCTCCTTGGAGTATGAATAAGTTTATTTCTGGTAATATGGATACAGTTTTGTATGCACAAGAAATGAATCAGAGACATTCATTATCAAAAGAAGCCCAGTATGAGTATTACTTTAATATAATTCGAAAGCGCAAAAGATATTCGAAATGGTTAAAGTCTAAAAGAACTAAAGATTTGGAATTGATTATGCAGTATTATGGTTATAATATTGGAAAAGCCAATCAAGTTCTATCACTTCATACTGATGACGAATTGGAAGAGATAAAAAGAAGGCTAAATCCAGGTGGTACGAAAAAGTAAAGAAAAAACTTTGGAAGATGTTCTATCTGAACTTGTGGAAATCAAGGAGATAATATCAGATTATGAACAAAGTCTTTTGGATGTCAAAAAATCTATGAAAGATTGTGAAAAAATACTAATAAAGGAGTTAAATTTAAAGAAAGGGCTGTTTTCTGGGATACGAAAATTTTTTACCACTAAATAATGATGTAATGATTATATTTTATTAGAGTTGTCATATGAGTATCATTGATTCATTTATTGAGGTGAAGTTGAAGGATTCCGAAGATTTCTTGAAAGTGCGTGAAACACTCACAAGAATTGGAATAGTATCCAGACACAACAAAGTCCTCTATCAAAGTTGCCACATTCTACATAAGAGACAAAAATATTACATTGTGTCTTTTAAAGAGCTGTTTCTATTGGATGGAAAGCCATCAAGTTTATCTGAAAGTGATATTGCAAGACGTAATAGAATTGCAAAGATGCTTGAAGAATGGGGATTAGTAGAGATTGTTAATCCAGAAGTTTGTGAGAAGCCTTTGGCTCCAGTATCTCAAATTAAGATACTGCCTCATAAAGAGAAAGCCGAATGGCGACTTGAAGCAAAATATAATATTGGTAACAAAAAGAAACAATAGTTGATTTTTGGGGTTATATAATGAATGATTTGAAAGTTTTTAGGCTCAATGAGTCTGCCATACTTCCTAAGCTTGCAACCGCAGGCTCAGCTTGTTTTGATGTATCTGCTTGTTTTGAAAGCATTCAATCTATCAAAGCGTATTCATTGCCGTTAGAGGTAAAGTCCATGAACTTTGCTTGGAGTGATGAAGAGATTCCTATTAAGCAATTTGACCATGAGATAGAAGTTATTACAGACAACTCCTATATTAAGATATCTCCATTTCAAAGAGCTTTGATACCTACTGGATTAAAATTTGATATACCTGAGGGATATTCATTGAGATTGCATCCTAGATCTGGTGCAGCATTTAAACAAGGTCTTTCTCTTGTTAATTGTGAGGGTGTTATTGATGCTGATTATGTAGAGGAACTATTTGTTGCTGTTGTTAATTTAAACAAGAACACAAATATTGATATTTTTAGTGGTGATAGAATAGCTCAATGTGAATTGGTGAAGAATGTTGAATGTTCTATCTCAGAAATTGATTTGCCTCCTGTTAGAAAAACTACAAGAGCTGGTGGTTTTGGCTCAACAGGAAAATAAGGAGTATATAATGATTAAACCTATAAGAGATAATATTGCAATAGTATTTGAAGCACCAGAGACTGAAACTGATTCTGGTATTCAACTTCCTGAGGGAGTAAAGTTGAATAGAGATCCAATTGGTGTGATAGTAGCAATTGGTCCAAAAGTTGATGAGTCTTTACAACTTAAAGTTGGAGATAAAGTTTTATTAGATCTTGCTTATGCTCAAAAATTAGGTGAATATGGTGAGATCGTTATTGTGCCCGCTGATGGCATTGCAGGAGTTCTTGAGTAATGAAAATTTGTTTTATATCAGATACACATAACATTCATGGGATGATGTTCCATGAAATACCAGAATGCGATTTATTGATTCATTGTGGCGATTGTATGAATTCTGGTAACATATTTGAAGTTCCTGATTTCTTAACTTGGTTTAATACATTAGATCAGGCTAAGCATAAAGTTTACATTGCTGGTAACCATGATTTTGCATATCAGAATTTTGAAGAGCAGATAATGGAACATCTTGTGGATTATGATCATATTAAGTATCTTCAAGATGAATCAACTGTTATTGAAGGAGTGAAGATTTTTGGTTCACCAAGAACACCTAAATTTGGTCATTGGGCTTTTATGTATGAAAGACCAGAGGCTGATTGGTCTAAGATTCCTGATGATGCTGATATTGTTGTAACACATGGTCCACCTGACCATATCCTAGATTTTTGTTATTATGGACAAGAACACGCTGGCTGTGCCAAATTAAGAAATAAAATATTTGAAGTTAAGCCAGCCATACACGCATTTGGACATATACATGAGCAGCATGGTACATATATAGAAGAAGGCATTACTTTCATTAATGCTTCAGTTTGTTCACTTGATTATAAACCAATGAATAAACCAATTGTTGTTGATTTCGATCCAGTAACTAAGAAGGTAATAATAGATGAAAACTAGTAGACAAGGACAGGACTTCATAAAGAATTACGAGAAATTGAGACTCAAAGCTTATTTACCAACTAAAAATGATAGATGGACTATTGGATGGGGTTCTACATTTATTGATGGTAGACCAGTTATGGAAGGAGAAGTCATAACTAGAGAAAAGGCACAGAAGCTTTTTGATTCCACATTGAAGAAAATTGAAGATGGAATATTAAGTCGTGTTGATGTCCCATTAAATCAAGATCAGTTTGACGCTTTAGTGTCTTTAGTGTATAATATAGGTGTGGGCAACTTCTCACGTTCAACATTATTAAAAAAGTTGAATAAGAAAGATTACAATGGAGCACAGAAGGAATTTAGTAGATGGGTATATCAATCAGGCGTGAAGTTAAATGGTTTAATTGATAGACGAGAAAAGGAAGCTGATATATTTGGTGTTATAAAGAAACGGAAGTCAAGAAAAAAGAAAGTGAAAACGATTCAAGAAATAAAAGATGAATCAACTTCCGAAGAAGAGTTTATATATAATGCGTTAGATGAAATGGAGACTATAGAGTGAGTAAATGGACCGTTGAAGAAGCAGAAGTGAAGCATGACGGAGACTGTATTCGTTTTGTTCTAAAAAATGATAAGCATGAGCATATGGATTGGACAATATCTGGTGATAAATTGGTCCAGTTTATTGAAATGGGATCTGGTATGTATCAACTAGCTAAAGAAATGGATAGTATAGCTAGAGGCAGAAAGGAGTTATTGAATAAAATACATAATGAAATGGAGAAATTAGAAAATGAGTGATGTGAAAGTATTAAAATTATTTAATGGTATTGAAGTTATTGGTGAGTTTAAAAATAATGATGATGGAACTGTTACTGCCGTTCGACCTCTAATGGTACAAGTGCAGCATATGCCTCAGCCTTCTGGTCCACCAAAGATTGGAGCATCTTTATTTCCATATGCTGTATTGTCAGATGATGAAGAATTTGAATTGCCAAAAGATTTGGTTGCAACTGGAGTTTTCTACAATCCAAGTGAGCAACTTAAAGAAAAATACAGAAGATTCTTTTCTGATATAATTATTCCTGAAAAATCGTTGTTGACCGAGACTAAATAGTTTGCTATAATTGTTTAACAATTATTTTTTGAGGTCATAAATATGTTCTATACGAGTGTAGTTTGTCTCAACAACAACATTTGTTTGCGAGGCATCAAAGACGGTAAACGATTTAATGAAGTCGTTAAGTTTAAGCCGTCTCTCTTTCTTCCTGTCAATCAAGAAACGAAATTCAAAACACTTGACGGTCAAAACGTTAAGCCTTTAAGATTTGATTCAATCAAAGATGCAAAAGATTTTATAAAAGAATACTCCGATATAGGAAATTTTAATTTCTATGGTAATACTAAATTTGAGTACTCCTTTATATCAGATCATTACCCAGGTCAAATAGAATATGATCCAGAACAAGTTGTGATTTGTAATATTGATATTGAGACTGGTTCAGATAATGGTTTCCCAGAACCATCTACTGCAAGTGAGCCGGTAGTTTCTATAGCAGCACAGATACATAATCATTATTTTATATTTGGCTGTGGAGAATATGAAAATACAAGAGATGATGTAACTTACATCAAAGCTAATGATGAAGTTACGATGCTAGAGAAGTTTATTGATTGGTGGAAGAAAGCACAGCCTGATGTTGTTACTGGCTGGAATGTTGCATTTTTTGATATACCATATCTTGTTAATCGAATTGATAGAATCTTTGGTAAAAAGAAAGTTAAAGAATTATCACCTTGGGGATATATTCGAGAAAGAAAATTTCAATTGTTTGGTAAATCACATACAAGTTATGATATTCTGGGTATATCTGTTTTAGATTATATTGAGATGTATAGAAAGTATGCAACTAATCGACCAGAGAATTATAGACTTGATACAGTTGCACATATAGAATTGAATGAAGGTAAATTATCATATGAGGAGTATGGTAATTTACATACATTATATAAACGAAACTATCAAAAGTTCATAGATTATAATATTAAAGATGTTGAGCTTGTTTCGAGACTTGATGAGAAGCTTCAGTTTATTCAGATGGTAATGGCAATTGCTTATGATGCTAAAGTGAATTATGTTGATGTATTTGCACAAGTTCGAATGTGGGATGCTATTATTCATAATTATTTTCGAGAAAATGGACTAGTTTTGCCACAGAATACGAACCATGAAAAGTCAGATGCATATGCTGGAGCATATGTTAAAGAGGTTGAGCCTGGTTTAAAGAAATGGGTTGTTTCATTTGATTTGAATTCTCTGTATCCAAATTTAATTTCTGAGTTTAATATTTCGCCAGAGTGTTTGGATGATATGTATAAAGATGTTACAGTAGATAGATTGCTTGATGAAAATGTTGATACCGATTATTTGAATGAACACAACATTACTTTGGCTGCTAATGGTCATCATTTTAAATTGGAAGAAGAAGGTTTTTTGCCAAAAATTCTTATGAAAATGTATGAAGATCGTAAGAGCTACAAGAAAAAGATGATTGAGCAGAAAAAGTTATATGAGAAAATTAATGCTGAAATAAAAAGACGGGGTATATAAATGTCATTTTTTAAGAAGAAAAAGAAAGAAAGTTCTTTGCCGAAAACCGATGC